CGTTAATCAAGGAATTTGCATAAATATTCTGGCGAAAAATGAAAAAAATATTTTTTATTTCTCTGGAAAAAACACTATATAGAACTTGAAATTAAGGGCTGCCAAGCTTATGGTTCTTGAACTTACTCATATATTGGGAGCCCGTATGGCTGAGAAGAAATCACGCTACGCCAAGGTATTCTCTGGCGCGAAGACCACCCCTATCCCTGAAGAGCGGCAAGAGAAACGGCGGGGCAGACCACCCCTGAAAGAGAAGCGGCTAAACCGCAGGCAAGAACTGTTTGTCCGTGAGCTAGTCAGCAAGGACGGCCAGATTACGATGCGGGAGGCGGCGATTAATGCAGGCTACCCTGAGAAGTCTGCCCACGTTCGTGCCTCTGAATTGACCAACCCGCGGATCAGCCCCCACGTTTGCAAGGCCATACGGGAATACCGGCAGGAACTGGACCAGAAGTATGGCGTGGAATACCAACGACACCTTCGGGACCTCCAGCGGATCCGTGACGCGGCGTTAGATGCTGGCGCGTATTCAGCCGCTGTTCAGGCGGAATACCGCAGGGGTCAGGCGCAGGGGGATATCTACGTCAACAAGACTGAGATCCGTCATGGGTCTATTGAGCAGATGTCGAAGGAAGAGGTGATGAAGGCGTTGGACGAACTTAAGCAGAACTACCAGCCTCTGATGCACGATGTGGACTTATCTAGCACGGGCAAAGGCAAGCGGAGCCAAGCCAGAGAGCGAATGATGGCCATTCTTGAAGATGAAGACGTAGAGGACGCGGAGGTTATACAAGAAGATGTTCCTAGTTAATTTTGTAGGCAAGATTTGGTACGGCAAATCGGAGTGGGAAAGGCGTTGTAGGGGGGAGTATTTTGAGGGCGAGCGAAAAAACATTGAGCCTTATTTCTCACACCCCTTGGAAAAGAAGGCGTGGGAATTAAGAAAGGCTCGCTTTAAATGAGCATCGACATATTGGAACCGGTAAAGAAGGCGCGCAAGCCAAGAGAAGCGAGCCTTTGGCAGGCGTTCAAGGCAGGGATACTTAAGTATCAGCCTAGCTGGGCCTACACTCGGGTGGAATCTAGGGCCACCCTTGGGTTCCCTGATCTTTTGCTGATGGACCATAACGGTGCCTTCCATCTGGTAGAGATGAAGGTGGCGAAAAAGAACAAGGTTGATATTTCTCCCCACCAAGTGGCTTTTGCTAGCAAGCACAAGCGCGGCAGTTGCTGGATTCTGGTTCAGCGAAAGGAGGATAACGGGCGGGAGATATTCCTGTACCACGCCAGTCAGGCGGTGGATTTGCGGATGGACGGCCTGACTACGGAGCCCATGGTGTACACCAACCAAACGGGCGACTGGGAAAATATTCTAAATACTATTGCAATGCCGGTTTAGTATCGCATATCCTGTTATTAGGCAATGTTGCCTAATCTTTGGGAGAACAGATATGAAAGCAATACTTTGGCTAGTCGATGACGGCACGTGCTGTCACGACTCTATTCGGTGGTTTGACTCAGAAAAGGATGCTCGGCAATACGCTAGTGATTGCTGGGACTTTGACGTGGACGGTATTCCATTCATTAGCCAGCGCATGGTGGAGAGTCCCTCCGATGTTGTGGCTCTGTTAAACGAAGCGGAGTGTCGATAATGGAAAATTCATTTGATGAGGTTTTTCAGGCCATGTTGGAAGATATTGGCTATGAGAAGTTGGCCTCAAAAGAGGAATTAGTCGAGGAGGTTATTCGGCTAATCGTTATCGATGTTGAGTACGGCGACACCTCATCAATAGAAGGTCTATTGATGATGGTGCCGGAAAAAACACTGATCGACTTTTTGCCGGAGGAATAAGACCATGCCAGCGATTGAACTTAAACACGGGCAGGACCCTGCCGCCGTTACCAATCCTGCTTATTGGGACTGCGAGTGTAAGACCGATTACATTCGGCCTAAGCAAAGCATTTGCGCGGACCCCTCGAAGTTTGACTGCCCCCGCTGTGGGGCGAGCGAAGACCAACAGCCAGATAGTCGGGCCGATGAAGTGGCGGCGGCGTTAGCGGATGTTGAGCTTTGGCCCTCAATCGAAACGCGCCACCATTATCAAGTCGATGGGTGGGTGGATATGTCCACCAAGATTGATGTCTTGGCGCGCAGTGAAGAGGAAGCCATTGAAATCGCGGAGCGTGTTTTTAATCAGCGCGTGTACGAGATGTACCATGCTCATGTCTCTGACTCAGAAACTGTGGAGGACACGTGGTATGAACCACACGGTGGGGATCTGGAGATTTCAGATTGCCGCGAGTATGACGGTGACGCTTGCTACACCCTTGAATCCACTGAAGGCATGGGAGAATAACTTATGACTACTTTAGAAAAGCTAGAGCAGATTAGTGAGCGCATAGTCACTTACATAGACAAGGACTTTGAGCTTTATATCTTAGAGCAGGCACTCGATTTACTTGAAGAAGTTAAGAGAGAGCTTAAGGAGGAAACAGCATGAACAATGTGTTGTATCAGGTGGAGTATCTGAGCGTGGACACTGGGCAGTGGACGGTATGTCGCAATTCCACCTTTTCACGCTATAACGAGGCGATAGCGAAACTTGGCGAGCATTTAGCCTCGGACCCGATAGTAAGTCACCGTATTATGCAGGTTGAAACGGTGGTTAATCTAATGGCAATCGTGGAAGCGGAGGGGCTTTGATAATGCAAACAGTAGGTGAAGCCGCTAGTGCGCGGTATGATGGTCAGACATACGATCACGCGTTGCCGCAGGGTTGGGTGGACGCGTGTTGTGAGCGGGGGCTTGATCCCCGTGGGCATTTCGTTTGGCTGTATGACGATTACGTTGGCAGGCCTGCGCCTGTAACTGAAGAGGGCGATCGGATTTGCTCGCTCCTAGCGAGGAATGTGTGATGAGCGACAGAAAAGAAAACCCTGCAACGCTGGCGCGTTTTAATGTGGAGTACATGGCCATGATGCTGAGTGCGGGCCGCACCGAGGAAGCCGCCGAGGCCTATGGCCGAGCAAGGGAATATGCCGCCGAGGCCGCCGATGAGATCGACAGGCTTAGGGAGATAGCGGTGGATACTTCGCCGCTAGAAGAGCTTGCGGCACTGGCCCGCCACTGACCTACACGGTCCACCTCACGCCGCCTACGGGCGGCTTTTTTGTGGGCATAAAAAACCCCGCCGGAGCGGGGTGTATGGTTCAGCGATCCCAACCGCAGTCACAGCCCTTTTCGCACGGCCATAGCGATTCATAACTGAGCTGTTCCTCAAGGTCCCTTAAGGTAAAGCCCAGCAACGTATGGGTGCCCCAGCCTTGAAGGTTGTACCGGTCGGGGGTCAGAAGCTCGTATTGCGGGTCTTCCGGCCCCCAGCACCCGCGCAAGTCTTCGACAGGGCACCGATGCCCGTCTAGCACATACCAGCCATACAGCGGGTAAGTAGGGTTAGATGCCAAGTAAGCCTTGCGCTCTGCGGCGGTTGCTTTTTTGATTCTTCTCATTGCTGTTCTCCCAAAGTGAACGTGAAAGTTGTTTGTGGGGGGTTGCCATCCGATAGCGGACTCGCATCTCGGTGCTAGGCCAGCGTTGTTAAAGAGCAATGCATCCGGCTTGCGGCTTGCATAGGCGTATTATCTCAAACGGGGTTGGCTCAACTCATAGAAAATCGAAAGTCAATGCTTTTGACGCTTCTATGACAGAGCCGGATTGTCGAATTCGGGGGGCTTGACACCGAGAAACGTAGAGCGAGAAGCTGCAAAAACGGCCTCTCATCGGCCTGAACCCCGCATGGTTTCTGGGGCAAAATATTTTTTTGAGGGGCTTGCGCTCCGGTCGGGTATCGCATACATTTGGCGTGCGGCAATTTCGCCGCTAACTTTGGGAGAGTTAAATCATGACGCATTCAATCGAAAATTCAGCTAACACCCTTTCCACTTTGCTCCAGCAGGTTCAGGAGCAAGCCAACCGATCGCAGGACTTTCTGGCCCCCACTGATCAGCTTGTGCTTATGACCGGTGACCGTGGGGACGGTAGCAACGTCAGTCAGATCATCATGGAGCAGGCGGGCGGGATGCCCACTCAAATCCTGACGGCCAATGATGTGGCTTTTGACCAGATTGCCCAGCGGGCGGGGCTTGATGTTCGGACGGCGCGCCGCCTCCAGCAGGGGTACTCGGTGGAGTTTGACGGGCTGATCAATGCCATCTGGCGAAAAGAGCCAGCGGTGCGGATGCTCCGCACTTATGACAACGGCAACAACACCGGCATGGCGCGGGCTTTTGTGAGCGACAAATTCAAGACCTTTGACAATGCTCACCTGCTCAATGCCGCGTTGCCTCAGTTGATGGAATCGGATGCCCAGTGGCGCGTGGTCAATGGCACGGTCACCGATAAGCGGCTGTACCTGCGCCTGAAGTCTGAGGTGATCACTGGCGAGGGTGCCGCGGTAGGTGACGTGATGGCCCTTGGCATCGGTATGTCTAACTCTGAGGTGGGGTGCGGTTCTATCAATGTTTACCAAATGTTCTGGACGCTGGCTTGCCTGAACGGGATGCAAACCGAAAAGCGGACCCGCAAGTCTCATATCACTGGGGCGCGTGGCGATGCCGATACATGGGGCTTGCTGAGCGATGAGGCAAAGGACGCGGACAATCACTCCCTGTCTCTTCAGATCCGAGACCTTACCGCCGCCTACGCTAGCCGCGAATCCTTTGATGAGGTGCTGGAAAAAATGCGCCAAGCGCACGCGGACCCCATCAATGGCTCGCCGCAGGTCGCCGTTGAGTCGCTGGGCAAAGTGCTGGCCCTCACCAAAAAAGAGACCGCGAGCGTGTTGGACGGTTTGTTAGCCACCATCGGGCAGGCAGGCTACACCGGCCAGCCGGTCACCCGTGCCACCATGGTTAACGCCGTGACCGCCGTGGCTCACCAAGCGGACGCGGACACCGTTGACGATTGGCAAAAACTGGGCGGGCGCGTGTTGGACCTGCCCCGCTCCGATTGGCAACGCGTAGCGATGGCCGCGTGAACTGTACACTCCCCAAGTGGGCCCCGCTTCGGCGGGGCTTTTTTTTGGCCGCGATATATGCGATAAAGGGCGGGCGGCAATCCTGCCGCGACACTTTGGGAGAGTGAATCATGAGACTTTTGGACACTACTGGGGGCAACCCGAAATTAGGTAAAACCACCCGCGCAGGCTTTGACCACGGTTTTGGTGAGATTGAGGGCGCGGCAGTATCGCGGGCCCGCGTTGCGGGCTTATCCCTCCACCCCGATACCGTGCTATGCGCGGGCAGTAAGGCGGCGGGATGTATGCCGGAATGCCTACGCAATCAAGGGCGGGGAAACTTCGACAGTGTGACCGATGCGCGGCAGGCGCGGGCGGACTGGTTTTATTCGGACCCCGTGGCCTTTCTCACCCAGTTAAAGGGCGAGCTGGAAAATTTCCGCGACTTGTGCCGCCGCGATAGTGTAATGGCCTTTGCGCGGCTCAATGTTTTGTCGGACGTGGAATGGGAAAAGTACGGGGTGCCGCAGGCCTTCCCCGAAATTCTCTTTTACGATTACACCAAACTGGCCGCGCGGCTTTGTAAAACCACCGACAATTATCGGCTGATTTTTAGCTACAGCGGGCGGCCCCAGTATGCCCGCCAAGTGGCGCGGGCTTGGTCCACTGGTTTGCCGGTGGCGGTAGTGTTTCGCGGCGGCTTGCCTGCCCAGTTCCGCGGGCGGCGCGTGATAGATGGGGACCGCTCCGATATCCTGAACTATCGCGCGGCGGGTAAGATTGTTGGATTGCGGGCGAAGGGCACCGCGGCGCGTGACCGGTCGGGCTTTGTCATTGATAACCCTGAAGTGCTGGCGGTGGCGTCATGAGCAGGCGCGAGCACTGGCGCGGGAAGGCCGCCCAGTATTTGCGGTGGCACCGTGCCGCGTTGCGGTCTCGGTTAGATAGGCAGGCCGCCCCCGTTTATTTCCGCTGGTATAGCGAGGCGCGACATTATGCCGACTATTTCGAGCGGTTCGGTGAGGATGCCCGCGCGCCGCATTGGTACTACCCCGACAGTTGACCCGCCCGCGGTGATATGCGATAAACAGAACCGGCCCCCGTGGCCGGTTTTCTTTTTTCACTTTGGGAGTATTTAAAAATGACTACTTTATTTTTTAACATTGATCCGACCGGACACTACCAGCGCGAAGGCGCGAGCGCGGACGGCTTGGCCGAAGCGGCGGGGATTATCCCGCACTTTTTCGCTACTGCCCTTGAGCGCGCCCATCACACCAACCAACCCCCAACGCTGGATTTAATCGGGGACACTATGTCCGAGCTCTACCAGTTCGGCGGGTTCGCCTATCCCATGGGCGGGGAGGTGACGCCGGAGGGCGTTTACACGTATGAGGGGGACGAAGACCTTCACCCGCTGGGGGAAATGGTCGGCGAGGGCCTCACCTTGCGGGTGTATCCTTACGCGATCACGGCCCTATCAGATGGCGAGCGAACGATCACGGGGAGGTTTGACTAATGCGCGGGCTTTTCGACTGGGTGAAGGCCTTAGGGCAATGGCACCTAGCGGACCCCAGTGCATCCGAGACACTGTGCGGTGCCCCTATGCTAGGCAATAATCACGCCCGCCGCATCCCCGAGGGTGAGCGGCGCAAGTGCCCCAAGTGCTGGGGGACCGGTCCCGACCGGATCTAATCCGCCACCTACTCACCAAGCCCGCCGCGTGCGGGCTTTTTTGTGCCCGTAACATTGCACCCCTGCCCCGCGGGCCGTGGTCCCTGCCAAACGTACCGCGGGCCGTGGGCCGTGGGAGGTGGACCGTGGGCCGTGGCCACAGGTTCGGCAGCGGGTCGGGTTTTGCTGCGGGCCGATCGACCAGGCACCCGCGCCCCGAGAACCGCGCCCCGAGAACCGCGCCCCGTGCCCCGTGGGCCGCGTTGCTTTTGTCATGACGCCTGCCCCGTATCCTGCGATCGTCCCGCCCCGTATCCTGCGCTGGGGACCCGTGGGGCCCGTCCGCCGATTGCGTCTCCCGCGCCGTGGATCGCTGGCCGTGGGCCGCGCGCCACGCCACGCCGCCCGCGGCGGCACAGCGGCATCAAGGTGCATGTTTCTTACAAACAGTACTGTGAAAAAAAGATACGGTGTTCCACGTGGAACATTTTCCGTAGAAAAAACAGGTAAGCCTGAGAAGGGGCGATAAAAATTGTCGCCTTTTGTTAAAAAACGTCCAAAAGGGACCCAGACAGGTGTAAATTTTTAAAAATTTTTAAAACTTATCGATCTTATACATAGCTTAAATAATGTTGTAAGCTAGGCTCTGTCGTATAACCCTCCGAGGGCGCTAAATGTCGGCTACTTTTCAGACCCAAGAAGAGCTAGAAGAGAAGATTCTGAAGCTTGAATACCGGTTGGCCCAGATTGAGCGGGTCGAAGCCGCTCAAAACAACTTTATGACCTTTGTGAACGCCATGTGGCCCGAGTTTATTGCGGGCAAGCACCACAAAATCATGGCCGAAAAGCTGGAAAGGGTGGCAAATGGGGACTTAAAGCGACTGATCATCAACATGCCGCCCCGGCACACCAAGTCTGAATTCGCCAGTTTCTTGTTTCCGGCTTGGATGATAGGCAAAAAGCCCTCTATGAAGATCATTCAGGCGACACACACCACCGAGCTTGCGGTTAACTTTGGTCGAAAGGTCAAAAACCTGCTGGAACGGGAGGATTATTTAGACATATTCCCGGACGCCGCCCTGTCAGCGGATTCAAAAGCCAGCGGACGGTGGGACACGGCCAAAGGTGGCATGTACTACGGCGTGGGCGTTGGCTCAAACTTGGCGGGCCGCGGTGGTGATTTGATCATTATTGACGATCCGCACTCGGAACAAACGGCGATGTCGCTGAACGGCTTCGATGATGCGTGGGATGGGTACACGGGTGGTCCTCGTCAGCGTTTGCAGCCGGGCGGAGCCATTATTGTGGTGATGACGCGGTGGCACGAGAAGGATTTGACGGGCCAATTGATCAAGGCGCAGGGCCGAGATGCGTTGGCGGACAAGTGGGAAGTCATTGAGTTTCCGATGGAATTGCCTTCGGGCAAGCCTGTTTGGCCGGAGTTCTGGTCTTTTGAGGAAATGCAGGCGGTCAAGGCGTCGATTCCGCAACCGAAGTGGAATGCGCAGTATCAGCAGAACCCGACGGGTGATGAGAACGCGATTATCAAGCGGGAGTGGTGGCAGGTGTGGGACAAACCTTCTGTCCCGCAACTGCATTACGTTATCCAGAGTTATGACACGGCGTTCTCTAAAAACACGCGTTCTGACTACTCGGCGATCACGACGTGGGGTGTTTTCTATCCTGAAGAGGGCGGCCCTCCGAATTTGATTTTGCTGGACGCGAAGAAGGGCCGGTGGGAATTTCCTGAGTTGAAGCAGGTGGCGTTGGACAGCTATCGGTTTTGGGACCCTGAAACGGTGATTATTGAAGCGAAAGCCAGCGGTTTGCCTTTGACCCATGAATTACGAAATATGGGCATTCCTGTGGTAAACTTTACCCCTAGTCGAGGTAACGATAAGGTGTCAAGGGTTTATGCTGTTTCTCCGTTATTTGAGAGTGGCATGATTTGGGCACCGGACGAGTCTTGGGCCGAGGAAGTCGTGGAGGAATGCGCGGCTTTTCCCAATGGGGAGCATGACGATTTGGTGGACAGCACGACTCAGGCGTTAATGCGTTACCGACAGGGTAATTTTGTACAACTTCCTTCAGATGATTGGGGTGACGAAGACGCTCACATAAAGCCCATGCAATATTACGGATAACTCTATGCCTTTTCCAATTATTAGCGATGTTCGCAATCAGGCCATGCAAAATTATGCGAACAGCCAGCCTAAACAATTGCCGTCCTATCTTGTGTATGAAGATGGTCTTTTAAAATTTAAAGAAGGCACGACGAACTATCAAGTTGTGCAGACCCTTAGATCTTTAGGTCTAATCACGGAAGACGACTATAACTGGTTCCAAGAGTGGTTTAGCGAATCGCCCGAAGGTGGCTCTGACACGTGGATGACGACCGGCGGACTAGACGCCGATTCACAGGGCCTTTCTGGTTTTGATGCAGCAAATAGAGAGCGCTTTCGCCGGGCCTTTGATGTTTTAAACCCGGCCTATGAGGCGGGAGGTTTTGTGCCTCCTCAGACGTACTTAGTCCAGTATGGTTTAGGCGGTGTGAGTCAGCCCGGCAGCAGTTATGACGGGTCCATAACCACGAGACCGGTATTTATCGGCCAGCCTCCGACGGGTGGCACAGCGGAGCAACCTTACTTTTCGGCGGAGGACATTTTGGTTTCGGCGACGGAGCAGCCAAACCTTTATGACACGTATGATCCGTATGCGCCGTATGAGCAAACGGACCCTTATTCAGGAGACGTGGATTTGGTATACCCTTACCAACCGCCTGTAGGGGCCACCCCCCCCGTAGTTTACGAACCGACACCCGCGACGCCTGTCGACCCGCTCCCGGGCCCAGAAACCCCTCCTCCTTCGTATACTCCCCCTGCCGGAGGTGGTGCTAGCGGTGGCGGTGGCACCATTTCTGAAGAACTTTTGGGTATTGGTGGGAACACAGAAACACAGTGGAACGCAAACAAAGACTTCATTATTTCCCGGGTAAACGAGGGCACGGCCACCGCTGACCAACAACAGTGGTACAACGATTGGGTTTCCGCGGGAATGCCTTCTACTCAAGCAGAAATGAATGCTTGGAGACGGGCCCAAGAAGCTTCTTATCTGGGCGGTCAAACGATGTCCGGCGGCGCGCCAACAACGGGTACCCCGGCATCTGCCCCGCGCCCGGAAACTGTAAGGGGTTTAGACCTTAATGACCCGTTTATACGACTGGCCGCGGACAGAGGCACTTTAGAGGTGCAAAAGCCGGACCATTTGAGAACATTGCCTTCTCCCGGTTCTACCGCTT